TTATTGAGTACAGCAAGGGGCTTCTTGCTCTTTTTCTTTCCCATTACTCTCCCGTGGAGCCGAATCCACCTTCGCCACGCGCAGAGGCACCCGCGTCTCCTTTGACTGCACGCATGGGGTGCACCTGACGCGGGATGAGCTGCACTGCTCGCATAGGAAGTTCGAGGGGCTCAAACCCCTCCCACCGCTTCAGTGCCACCAGGATCTCTCCCCGGTAGCTCTGATCGATGACACCCACCACGTTGGCCAACGTGTGTCCCTTCTTGTGCAGGGACGAGCGAGGCACCATGTCGAAGTAGTACCCTTCTGGCGGCTTTACTCTGAGACCTGTTCGATAGAGAGTAACGTCCCCGTACTCCTTCTCGACCCCGATGAGGGTCACATCAAACCCAGAGTCGCTGGCGTTTGCCTTGGAGGGGAGAACCGCCCCGTCCCGGAAAAGCTTGAATGTGGCTTGATTTCCTGCGTAGAGAAACTTCTCTGCCTGCGAACGAAGGGTTGGGCTGCACGGGCCATACTCCCCGCTGTAGATATGACCAAGGAGGTCAATACAGTCAGTGCCAGAAAACTTCAACATCTCCGCCTCGTCCAACACGTACGGCCTAAACCCCATGTCTGAAGTAATTGAGACCAATAGTTCTGTCCCCACTGAAGACATAGTCAGTTGAGGGGCTTTTGGCCCATCCGAGTACCCGGCAGTGTAACGAGGGCTGTGCTCCCACAGTTCAGTTTTCTGCGCACATTCAACGAGCGCTCGCAGGAAGTACTTTCCATTATCACCCATGGCCTCCATGTCGGGCTTCAGGGTCTTGGCCTTGCTGGACAGCCCCAGCGACTTGAAGACGAACTTCTTCTCATCCAGCGTGCCGAATACCTTACCTTCCTCGCACGTGAGGCCCAACTGAACCAGGCGTGAGAGGCCCGCACCAGAGAAGTAATTGACCCCAGTAGGAGGGAGCCGGAGCTGGCTTCCGCCCACTTCCATGCGGGCACAAATGACACCCAGCATGTAGTACAGGTACGAGTCACCATTAGTCTCGCCAATGTTCTCAAGCTTCTCCATTACTTCACCTCCACGAGGCTACCCTCGCCTACGTCGTCGTGGTAACTGCACATCTCTTCGTACTCCTGGTCGTTCAGTACGTTGATGAAGATGCGGTAGCGGTACTTGGACGCCACCGCTGTGGCGATCGAGGTGATCGCGGCAATCGTGGCCTTCTTCTGACCCATGATCTTCCCGATGTCATCGGACGGGCCGCGGATCTCGATACACCCCGTAGTGCCGATGTACGCATGATTAATCCGTAGCTCGCTCGGGTCGTCGACCAGCTCCTCACACATGTGCGTGACAAGGTCTACCAGAGCCTCGAAATCAGTCTTTTCGTCTTCCATAGTTACCTCAGCTAACCATCGCATCGACTAGCGGTAGAAGTGTTTCACACTCGAACTTCTCAAGGAACTGCGTAAGCTTCTCCGCGTTTCCTTCGCGCTCGCGGCGCCTTAACTTGCAGTGCGCCCGAAGCTGTACAGCCTCGTACACCTTGCGAACTTGCTCCTCGTGGTCTCGCAGCTTCTGGGCTGTCTTCGTGGGCAGAGAATCAATCTCCGCGAAGAAGTCATCCACCAGGCGGACACGCTCAAGAAGAGGGCTGACGTGCTTCTTGAACAGGCGAGGGACCGATGGCAGTCCATCGCTCTTGTCGCCGTAGAGGGCCTTGGCCAGGACGATAGACGCCGGCTTGGGGGTGCCATAGTGCTTCTTACACTTCTCTTCGATCTCCTGGTCAGAGATCACTGACTGGAAGAACACAATCTGCACGTTGGGACAGCGCAGCTGCCAGAGGTCCTTGTCCGACGAGACAATGAGGTGCCGGGCTGTCGGGTACTTGTGTACCCACGCAGCAATCCCATCATCGGCCTCAGAATCTACAGGGATGATCTCAGTGCACTTGATGTGCTTGAGCATCTTGACCACGTCAGGCTTTGGGTCGAACTCGCGGTTACGGTCACGCCCCGCCTTGTACTCGGGAAATAGCTCGTAGCGATACTTCTCACCTCCCTCGTAGATGAAAACCGGGTGGCCACCAAACTGGCTCTTCCACTTGTGGACCGACCGGAAGAAGCGGTAGACATGCCCAGAGGGGTACCCCGTAGAGGTCTGCATATCCTCTTCGTTCCTCGGGCGAGCCATGTAGCTCCTCCAGAGCGTGTTCTGGAAGTCGAACACTACGTAGCGGTCGGTAAGCTCATTCATCTTCTTTCCCCAGGTTGCGGATGATGCGGATTCCCTCGGTACACTTCTTCCGGGCATCCTGGAGGCGCTCGACCTGGATCGCGTCGATGTCCTCGCTGAAATCCTCGATGGTCTCTTCCAGTACGTCGCGCACCATGTAGAGAATGTTCTCTAGATGAGGTCCTCCGCCTCCTCGCGCGTCGTTATAGACGTTGGCAACTCGGACCAGAGTCTCCAGGGCAGAGATCTCTGCCTTGTCAAACGAGTTCTGGTGGGACTTCTCCCGGAGGAACGTGATACGGCGACTGGCGTTCTTAATACTACTCTTGAAGTCTCTCATTGATATTTCTGCCATTTCCTGTATGGGCTTACTGCTAGGCTACTTTACACTATTAGTGGCATCGGTGCCGTAACTGTCGATGGAACCGTTACGAAAAATGACTATGGTGGGGACATTCTGGGTCACCGCGTAGCGGAAGGTAGACCACGTCCCACCACGAGACTGTTCCTGCAGCTCTGCAGGGCAGATCAGCATGAGGTCGCTGCTGCGCACGATCTTCTTGTTCCGGTCCAGGGGAGGCTCTTCTGGATGTGTGGCAGCTGCCTCACAGTAGGCGCGGAGCCTCTCAAGGTTGCATGGCCTGGTCTCGATGGAGATTCCCAAGCTCTGGGCGATGCCGTGTGCCTTGGAGTCTGCCCCTACACAGTCTCCGTGTTGAAAGGTTGTGGGGGAAATACTTTCAAGCGCCTCCCGTAGAGCGGCTGCCTGCTTGATTGTGAGACCCCTGCGAGTACCCGAAAACCCAACAGTTTCTACGGTCTCGAACAATTCGGAAAAACTGGTTAGTTTGGTCATGTGCGATACGATCTTCAAGAAAGAATCGAGCGTGTGGCTCGAAAGGCGGAGATTTTAGGTAGGCTTCGGCGATGTGCTGAGGGTACCAAGGTCATGCGCCAAGATGAGCTGCCTCGGCCGGACGCTCAGGATCCCGCAGATGCAGGTCGCGCCACCATTCCGGACAGGCGGACTGTGCCCGATGGCAGGCCCACGCGTCCTGAGATTCCCTCGAAGAAATCACCGCCACGGTCATACATCACTCCTGCAGTGGCCGACAACATCTCCAAGGAGAGTAAGAGCCTCCTTCTCAAGGCACAGAAGGCCTTGCTAACCAAGCTGGACGCACTTAGTACTCTCAAGACGACCAAGGTCGTTGGGGTACTGGAAGAGCAGATCCAAGATGCACTCACTGCCGACGGAGGTGTCGACACCAACGCTTTACAGCGCATCGACACCTCCGCGCAGAAGCTATACCCCGCACTTCTGAAGGTCTTCCAGAAGGACGACCGCATCGTCAAGCTCTACGGAGCGATGAAGCACTTCCTTCGCATGGCTCTTCACGCAGGCCCTCTCCAGAGTAAGAACTTCTTGAGCCGCCTGGTAGCGGGAGACTCTACGTCACTCTCCGATCTGAAGCGCTTCATGGGGTCGCTCTCACACTCTACCAAGAACTTCCAGTCCAACCTTGATCAGGTTCAGGTGGTGGAGAAGGTAGATACCGAAGAAGTACTTGAACCCCCTCCCATGGAAGAGGAGCCAGCGGAGCCCTTCTCTAATCCCGAGCCTCCTCGCGTGGAGAAGCCCTCGGCCCCGAACAAGCCTTTCCCCAACCCTGAACCCCCACGGGTTGATGAGGCACGGGAGCCCTCCAGTCAGGAAGCTCCTGATCTAGAGGACATCGAGGATAAGGTCCCAGTCAAGCAGGCCCCCTCCAAGACTCAGGACTTGGCCGCGGTCAAGAAAGAACTCAATGACATCCAGTCTGGTATGCATGAGCGTCTCAAGGAGATCCAGGCGGCGCTCTTGGAGACCGCCAACGAGGTCTTCCTGGACGAGAAGCTAGATTCTGATGACGAGGATGCCATGTCGCAGATTGAAGATCTGCGGCAGCTGTTCACAGAACATGTGATCGACGTGCTTCACGACAAGCTTGCTGATCCTCGACTCATCACGGAGAAGGGTTACTCCGAAAAGGTCATGGACCTCAGCGACCAGGTAGATGTGGCCTCACACCTTACCACCAAGAAGCGCAAGATCCTGTATTCCGCGTACCGCGCGTTCGTTAGAGGCACAGTCTCCCTCGCCCTTGTTCAGTATGTACTGGGCGACCCTGAGGCCTACGCATCGTCGGAAAAGGGACCGGCCCTCGTCATGAAGGCACAGCACATCTTGAACAACCGCTCCAAGGCCATCGTAGACATGCTCAAGAAGCTTGCGAATGAAGATGACGAGGAAGCTGAGGCGGGGATGCCGGGACAGTTCTCGGAGATGTTCGGGTAGGGACGTTCTTCTTCGCTGTAAAACTGCTGCTGCGTATGTTACCTACCGAATAAGGTAGAACCGGCTTCGCCGGACACATAGTCATTAATCAGCGAGTGTGTATGTCTCAAGATCAGACTTTAGAGAAGGCCCTAGTACTCATCAAAAAGTGCGCCGAGGTGAAGGGCTTCACCCCGAAGAGCCTGCCCCGCAGGGAGTTCCGGAGATGGCAGAAGCTCCAAGACTCTCCCACGAAGCTCACTGATCATCAGATCAAGCAGCTCGGCGGCTGGACCTGGCTACAGGGGCTAGCAGAGGGAGAGCGCCCTGACGAAATGGTCTCTCGTAGAGCACAGAAGGCTCGACTGGCAGCCAAGAATAAGGCTGCAGCCGAGGCTCAAAAGTCCCACAAGAGCAAGAACACGAAGAAGGTAGAGGAGCCAGAGGAGCCTACGCACAACCGGCGGGTGCGTGAAGCGACCATGGACGATCTCATCTGGGATGACGGCGAAGACACCCTGGTTGATAGGACCTCCTACGGGAAGCCTCAGTGCTTCGTGATTACGTGGGCTCAGAACGCCACTCCTGTCCACGACAATTTCTTGGCTAGCCTGCTTCACTTCTGTGAGCACCGAGACGCCAAGCTCGTAGTCGTCCCCGGTAGATACCGGAACCCCACCTCTATCTGGTCCCAGAAGGACCAGGAGGATGATTGGTGGGATCTACGCCTCGACCCGTACATCCGCGATGATCGGCCGGAGCTGGCCAAGGACCTCATCGTTTACGCTGACGTCTCCATCCAGCCTACTGCGGTCCGGCCCCTTACAGGGTGGGAAGCGTCCCCCTGCTCCTCCATCTTTGGTCACCCGAAAATTCAGCTTCGCCCGATCCCATCAAGTGTTCGCGGCAAGCCGAAGATTCTTGTCTCGACCGGTGCCATCACCTACCCCAACTACACGCGAACCAAGGCAGGCAAGAAGGCACTCCAGCACCACGTCTTCGGTGCTGCTCTCGTGGAGGTAGTGGGCGACACCTGGCACCTTCGTCAGATCAATGCAGATGACGACGGGGTCTTCACCGATCTAACCGAGATGTTCACGCCTGCTGGTGTGTTCGAGGCCGAGCGGCCCCTGGCCCTGGTCACTGGGGACACCCACGTGGCCGCGGTAGAGCCCAAGGTGGTCGAGGCGACCTACACGGGCGCAGACGCCATGGTCCACGCCCTCAAGCCGTCCCAGATTCTCTACCACGACCTCCTAGACTTTCGCGCCAGGAACCATCACTCCATTGACGATCCAGACCGTCGTTTCGAGCGCATCTTTGGTGACGAGCCGGACTGTGTAGAGGATGAGGTTAAGGAGGCGATTGCGTTCGTCGACGAGATGACCCCTGACTTCTGTCTCCCTGTCGTCATTGGGTCTAACCACGATGAGGCGTTCGACAGATGGCTGCGAAACGCAGACGCCAACAAGGACCCGCTCAACGCGCGGTTCTTCCACACCATGCGTGCGAGTATCCTGGAGCACTTCGAAGAGCACCAGGAGTGGCTACCGGCGTTCGAGCACTGCTATGAAAAGTGGGGCAAGGGCCGCGCACACTTCGTAGGCAGGGACCAGAGTCACTTGATCGCCGATATCGAGTGTGGCTTCCATGGAGACCTGGGCCTGAACGGTGCTCGCGCTAGCTTGCTGAGCTACTCCAAGCTCGGCGCCAAGACAGTCATCGGGCACAGCCACACCGCGGCCATCCTGGAGGGGTGCTACCAGGTGGGCGTCAGTGGCAAGCTGGACCAGGGATACAACCGTGGACCCAGCTCGTGGACGCATACTCACTGCGTAATCTACGCAAACGGCAAGCGTTCCCTGATCTTCATCTCTGAGGATGGGGAGTGGCGTGGGCCGCAGACCCAGGCTGCACCTGTCGAGGTAGCAGAGGCTCTATGACCCTCATTTATGAGGATAACATCAAGGTCGCGCAGCTAGATTACCTGTCCTTCCTTCTAAACCTTGAGAATGAATCGGTAGACCTCACTGTCACAGACCCTCCTTATGAGTCTCTGGAGAAGCATCGAAGCGTGGGTACAACCACGCGACTCAAGAAGAGATGGTTCCCTGTGATCGAGAACAGCGTTCTTCCTGTGTTGTGCGAACAACTCTACAGGGTTCAGAAGCCCAACACACATGCCTTTGTGTTCTGCGACGACGAGACATCTGACATTCTCAAGCCGATGTGTATCGAGGCAGGATTCCGTGTATGGAAGCGCCTCGTGTGGGACCGTGTAGTCATGGGCATGGGCTACCACTACAGGGCGCAGTACGAGTTCATTCTCTTCCTGGAGAAGGGAACCAAGCCCTTCGATCCCACGGCATCCTCACGGACCCCAGGGGCCAGGCAGTTGCACAACAAGGGCATCCCTGACGTGCTGAGCTTCAAGTCTGAGTCGCGCAAGAAGGGCTCCTACCCAACTGAAAAGCCCGTGCCGCTCCTTGAGACTCTGGTGACCAACTCCACCTCAGAGGGCGATTTGGTCATCGATCCATTCGTAGGTAGCGGTAACATCGCTCTGGCGTGCCGTAATACCGGCCGCAAGTTCTGGGGTTCTGATATCTCTGCCGACTCCCTGGCGCACTGTAGGAAAGTTCTTGGATTGTAGGTGATTTGAATGCCCGACCTAGACGACGATCTCAGCACCTGGTACTGCCAGGATTTCCAGGAGAAGCTGGAGGGCGACTCTGCTCTTGGGGCCTTCATCCTCACGAAGGACGGCGACACTATCAAGGTTGAGGGCTTCTTCAAGCCTGGCCTTGGTTTCGTGGCTCAGGAGGACTCCATTTACTCGGCGCTGGACTCCATCAAGCAGAGCACGCAGCTCTACGAGGAAGAGATTGCGCAGAGGTGGGGTCATGAAGTCCTGCGAGAGGCGGACTTCGACGAGGATCTCTTGGAGACGGCGCGGAAGATCACTGAGCTGGCCCTACGTAAGAGCCTGTTCGAGGATTACGACTGGTGCATCACCAGCGTGGAGTCGTCACCTACCTCAGTGGTCGTAGGGGTGCGTGGAAACTACCACTACGAGGGACCCTTTGAAGTTCTAGGGGTCCCCATAGTGGTTCGGTTTGACTAGCCCAGATACTGCTTGATGTAGTCCTCAATTTGCCGCTGACGCTTCTTTTCCTCTGCCCGTGAGAGGATCAGGAGCCCAGCGGCAAAGATAATTGAGGCCACGACGAACCCAGCAAGGGACTCAAACATGTCCCAGGACATGATGCTGGCCATGAATCCAAGCAGGAACGCACACGGGCTAAGCGTAAGGAGCACGCCCAGCATGAGTAGAACTCGCTCTTTGTCGATCTGCATAAGACTGCCTTTTCTCACTCAGCTGGTAACCAGATCTCTTCCATCCAGAAGCCCTGTGGAGGCTCACCTCCGGCCACTCGCGTCACTAGGGGGTAAGCGTACACCCCGGAGACGTCCACTTCCTGTAGCTCGCGAGGATGCGACAGCGTGGCCCCTTCGTCAATAGCAGTACGCAGCAGATCCAGGATGAGATTGGGCGCCTTCCCTCGCACGAGGGGGTTGCATCCAAGGCTCACATCCATCTCTACCGTAGTCTGAACCTCCTCAGTGACGCTTTCAAGCGCTTGTTCGGGGCTGGTACCGGTAGAGACCACGTCCATATCTACGCAGTGGCCGACCCACTCATCTTCGGATTCATGTTGGTAGAGCACTACCCAAGAGAGATAGGAAATCATTATTCACTTTCGAGTACGTAGTTAGCCCATTTCCGGATGGTGTGAAGGCGTTTAGCCTCATCATCCTCAGAGTGGGATTTCTCTTCCAATGCGAACTTGATCTCTCTGAGGGCAGTGATTGCCTCGTCACGCTCCTTTAGCACACAGCGCAGCTCCTCTGCCAATCTTTCAACGTGCTGAGAAGCAACACTGTACGCTCTTGCCTCTGCTTCCTTGTTAAATGTAGCAAGTACTGTTTGTAGGTCTTCTGCTGGGGATACATGGTGTCCATCGGGTGATGAAACGACAAGCCGTGCACCCGGGTAGATTGAATCCCAAACATCCTCGATATCGTCAATGAGGGATTCTAGTTGCCTAGTTTCCTTGGCCATCATTACGTGTCCTTGGGTAGTGAAGTGACGCATAGCGTCGTTCCCCATTTGGCTACTTTACGGGGTTGCTGGAGTTAGACCTGTCCTCCGTTGGAGCTGTAATATCGCCGTATTGGCAGTTATGTAGGTAGTGGTCCATAACCGCCAAATAACACCCCTGCCCGCTCAGAATGAGAAGGCAGTCAAAGGGATTATCTTGAAGCCATGAAGTGCTCTACAGCCCGACGCATTCTTCGAACTGCCTATGAGATGGCCAGCAAGAGCCATACGGTGTCCATCGACAAGTCCTACCAAGATGTAGAGTCGACATTGGACGCGCTCACAAAGGCTTGTGACGCAGGGGACAAGGTCTTTCAGGAGCTTGTCAACAAGGACGAGGGTGGACCCGCAGCAGCCAAGCTCAGGCTCATCATTGACAAGTCGCGGGCGGCCATCAACGCTGTGCAGAACATCAAGAAGCGCCTAGAATCGGGGGGCTTGTCGAGTGACAGTGCTGTCAATCAAGGAAAAAACCTTCCTGAGGAATCCCCTAAAGAGAAGGAGTGCGCCGATGAGACAAGTCGTCCCAGCCGCAAGGTACCAAAACCGTGGACAGAGGAGGACGAAAGTCTCGACCAACTGCACGACACGTACCGTCGTCTCTTAGAGCTTCCTGAGTCACTAAATGAGTATGCGGAGGAGCGCGTCCGTGAGGTGCAAGAGGGCGAGCGGACGGATCACGCGCCCGCATTCGATACCTTCATGGATGATCAAGAAGCCCCTCCAGCGGTAAAGTCAGAGAGGCACGACGCCAACGAAGACGAAGACGAAGAGGAGTGAAAAGAAAAGGCGAGTAGGAATCCTACTCGCCTTTTCTTCTTGAAAGCAGCGCTCAGCCGAAGAACGGCCCGGCCTTCTTCCCGTCAGGTGTGACGGGAGCATAGACATTTGACGACCGCTCATCCGTCGGTGCACCATGCTGCACTGCCTCTACGATGAAGTACGAGAGAACCTCCCACTGCTTCTCTTCCTCGTCGGTGGTACGCTTGGCCTTGTACACCTTGTCACGCAGCTTGAGGTAGGTCTCCACGATAGCCGTCTGGAAGTCCTTGCGGAGGTCATCCTCGGTCTTGCCCTCGGCTTCGATGTTTCCTTCCGTCCACTTACCGTAGAAGTCACCCTCGTACCCGGAGATCTCGATGGGAATGGGTGAGGACAGCATTAGCCGTGGATGGAAGATCTGTTCAATGTAGTCTGACTTTTTCATGAGTTTCCTTGTCGATGTTCCGCTTGGACCCTCAAGATTTCCTGGTAGTGAGCCTGGAACTCTTCAGGGGTCATCTCTTCAACGGGCTTGGACGGAGAGGGCAGTGTCGGAGGCTTTGCGCTTTCCGCTTGCCTCTGGGCTTCTTTCAATAACGGCTTGACGTAGTGATTGTGGAAGGCCAGCTCTTCGTCGCTTACCTCACGCTCACTCACGCGTACACCTGGTACATAGACCGTGGATCGTTGACGAATGCCTTCACTGCTCCGTTGAGCTGCTTACGAAGTTCGAACGGACATGGGGTGTGACTCGTCGTACCACGATTCACGCGAGCCCATGTGGTGCCCGGGGAACCGATCCAGATCTGCTGATGCCGCTCTGTTGACCGGTTGGTCCCAAACACGAAGTTCAGGATACGCTGGCCCAGGGATATCTTCTCAGCCCACACCACTACAGTGTAGTACCCGCTGTACAGCTGAAACTGCTGAGCAGCGTCAACCGTGTACTTCAGCTTTGTTCCGAACATTGTTCTTCTCCCGCTTAGCCTTCTTGGCCATACTTTCGTCCCGGGCCTGGTTGGCCAGCCCTAGTGTGCGTGACCGAAACGTCACGTCACGGTCCTTTTCGGCAACGAGAGCCGAGTTCTTCCTGCCCACTTTACAGTCCCGGCACATGACGTAGGACTGGCTGTCCTGGCTCAGTTTCTTCTCCATGTCGATGGAGTCAGCGCGCAGAGACCGCTTACCGCAGGCCAGAGGGGTGAGCTTACCGCTCACAGTGTTACAATGAAACAGCTTGAGACCCTTGGGAATGTCCAACTTACTCAGTCCTTATCTCCAGCTCCTGCAGCTGGTCTTCTCTAACGTAGTCCCGGGTGTGAAAAGTGAACAAGTGCTCATCACCCTGATGGTACACTATCGTCCACCTTTCACCGCTGACCGTCCTGGTAGCCCAGATCCGCGTACTACCCTGGTTTACGGTAGACGGCCCGATGTCCCCTAGTGTGGATAGGGTTACCTGGTTGTAGAGCACGAGGCTCCGGGTCCGTGCCGTGGACCTGAATGTGTGGAGCCTTCCCTCTTCATCGAACGTGGCGAGGAAAGCATGGTCACCACGCTCGCAAACCCTTGCTTGAGGCATTTGCGCCGTAGCTGAGACCCTCCCACCCGTGGAGAAGCAGTCTACCTCGATGGATCTACGACGAGCAGCTCGCCCGTCAGGCTGCGCAAGCCTAAACCCCAGCATCTCTCCGCTCCACAGGGAGTCTACTGCAGACAGCTGTAGTTCCGGAGCTGCAAGGGCAGGAGCACCCACCAACAGAACCAAGGCAAGAAGGACTGGGACCCAACGCTTCATGTGGAAAAAGGACGATACCCCAGATCCGACATGGTCTTGCGCAGACGCTCTTCTCTGAGGGAGGCAAAGCAAGCGGTGGTCTTGTACCAACACAAGTACCAAAGTCCTGAAGTAACTGCGCCGCACCCACAGCTCACGATGCAAACCATCAGAGCCGCAGGCATCATTAACACCGACGTGATCGCTAGGATCAGTGACACAAGGGCAGCTACCACTGTGACCAGGCTGGCACACATGAGAATCTTGTGTGCCCGGTCCCAGCGCTCTGCTGTGTGCTCAAGGGACAGGAGAGTTACTTCGTCGAGTGGCGTAGGCATTACTCACACAAAAGAAAGGGGAGGATCCGAAGACCCTCCCCATATAACCTCGTGTTTTCGACGAAGTTAGAAGCCGACGACCCGCTTGGGAGCGTTCACGTCGCAGTCCAGATTGTTGATTTCCTTGGTTGCCGCGTAGACGTCAGCCAGCATGACCGGCTTCGACTTGTTGAGCGGAAGCGTGGCGTTCTCGTCGTTCATGAGTCGGCGGTAGATATTCTCCGCCTGGTCCCACTTCAGATCATTGATGCTGATGTAGCAGCCCATGCGACCGTTCCGCGTGACCGCGTTGTCCATCTTGACCTTATGCAGGTTCGTGGTCGCCACGAGGCGAATGTCCACCGAGTCGGTGAAAAGGCCATCGGCAAGGTTCAGGACCTGGCTGATGTTCGTAGTGGACCCATCCTCGCGACTCTTGAGGCACTCATCCGCGTCCTCAAGGAGAAGAACGAGGGGACGCTGGTCACGCTCCTGGAAGCGAAGAACCGACGAGAACATCGACGGGCTGGCGATGTTCGGCACGAGGTACGGAGGAACCCACACGAACTTGGAGTTCGGGAACTTGTTCATCAGACCGCGAATGAGGTTCGACTTTCCTCCGCCAGGGGGACCCTCAAGGACGGCCAGACGTCCATCCGGGTCCTCTCCATTCACCACGTCATAGAGCTTCGGCAGCTGTGCCACGACCTCAGGATCGTAGTTCTCCTCGATGAGAGTACGCTCCTTGATGGTGTGGCTCCGGAACTCGTACCCACCACCCGAGGCGTCGATGGTCCAGGCCGTGTTGGGCTCTGGCTTCTCCGGGACGTAGAAGAGGTCCTTGATCTTCTCGTAGACCTCGTCGTTCAGCAGCGGGGAGTAGCTGAAGGTATTCACGTAGCCGTTGTCAAACAACAGCACGAGCATGTCATCGTTGGCAAACGCGTGGTCATCGAGGTGCTCTCCAACGAGCTTGAACCCCATGTCCTTGACCACTCGCTCCGCGATCTTGACTCGGTTGGCCGTGTTGTATTCGTAGGAACGAGTGTAGATGCTGTGCTTGGTGTGCCGCACCACGTGCACCGAGTACATCTTGATCAGGAGACGCAGCACCTGCACGGTTGTGTCGGCGCTGGTGAGGTCCAGGTTGGCCTCGTACATCTCACGGGAGAACCACTTCAGGGACGCCGGATCGAACTCCGGATCGTAGAGGTGAAGGAACTTGTTCTTCTCGACCTTGTCGATCTCTTCGGGGTTGGAAAAGTCACTCATAACACTCCATTAGACTATAGCGGTAAACTGATCTAAAACGAACCAAATTTGGTTGTCGGACAGATGAACTTGAAGTTGCCCTCTCTGTTAGAATTGTTTCTTCGGTAGCTGCACGGAGAGGGCTTCAGCCACAAAGCATCCTTCCCACACTGGTGGGCGATTCTCATCTTCATTTTCCTGTTGTTGCGGGTGCGCCTGCATTCGTATTTACGCGTCCATACCGCAACGTCAACAAGAAACATCAAGTAGCCGGGAAGTAGTTACGCACAACATTTACACACATTCGGGTGCCTCTACCTGGAATTCAATGTGGGTTTTAGGAGGGTATGAAGTCGATCCGCTCCTGGAGTACCATTCAAATAATGCTTGGGATGCGTGCTTGTGTCAGGGAGGCACAGACAGGACTCGCCTTTTTCGTATACAGCCATCAAGCCCAGCTGTTCAGCTTTGTTGTAGATCACAGCTGCAGAGCTGCTGGTTCTGAGGAACACTACATCTTTGCAGCTGTGGATTTCGCGGAAAAAATACTTGGAGGGCTTCACGCTGTGCCCGATGATTATTACTGGAGGGCGGAGGTGTCACCCCACGGTGACGTTTGGGATCGAGTCCTTTACACTGACGAAGGGGTCACCGTCGTCATCCGTCGCCACGGCCGAAAGAAGCTTGCTGGCCTCCCCGAGCTTCAGCATGGACTCTCGGATGTAGGCGAGACGCGGCTTGGCCAGCTCGTAGGTGCTGTTCTCGATGACCATGTCGGCCACCTGTTGTAGCTGGTTAGCGGAGACCCCCGGTACGAACGCGGCGAACATGGGTGAGTTCACCGACACCAGGTAGGCTGTGAAAGCCTTCAGCGCCTCCCGACCATCAGGGTGGTCAAGCATGATGTCTAGCATGGGCACGTCGCCCAGCACGTGCTTGCCGAGGTCCAGGATGACCTCTCCAGCCTCGTGGATGCCTGCCATGACACCACCACGGATGGCGGCTCGACCCGAACTCTTCGTGCTGCTCTTGATTCGCTGACCGAGTGTCTCTTTCATTTCCGACTCTTCCATTCTTCCGTACTCTGACTGTTGCTGTTCAATCATCTCTGGGAACCTATCTCTAATCTGTTCTAGGAGTGACTCTGCTCGGTTGTACTTTTCTACGGTGTCTAGGGCGACACCGTAGAAGTGCGTGAACGGTTTGTTGTTGTGAAAGCCAACCAGTAGCTTGTCAATGGTTTCTTGGACCCCGTCCGAGTCTCCGACCCTCCTACCCCTGACGAAGAGAGCGGGTACACGACCTTCGCTCAAGTCCTGAAGCACTTCACCAAGATCGTAGACGGGTTTCCTCAGGCTCGGGGCGAAGCGATCATGCACCGCATCGAGTAGACTGAACCCCTCTCCGCTTGCTTCACCCTCGGTAACGTACTGAATCTTGGTTAGAAGGGAAACAGCTTCCTGATCATCATCGTTCTCGTTGGGAGTTTGGTATTGCTGCTTTTGTTGGTAGTACAGGAGCAAGTAGCTGGCTAGGTTGTTGAGTTCTTCCGACTCCCCCCACCTGGCCATATTCAGGAAGCCTTTAGGTATATCACCCTTCTTGAGGGCAGACTCAATAGCCTGCAAGTTGCGCATGTTCGCTAGGTCTATGAACTCTTCTTTGCTAAGAGGAGTAGGAGTAGTCCACTCAGTGGGATCCTCCTCGTCGGAAGAAATCGACGCGGGCCCGAGGTCAGTAAAAGCCTGCCCTACTTTTTCAATGAAGGCATTTAGGTCCTTTACATTGGATACGTCTACCTTTATGGCCCTCCGATTTTCAGGTCCAGACTCTTCGTCGGATAATATGGTCCTTCGGAACTCCGGCTCAGGCTCCTCGTCAACCAGTCCAGTTTTCCACAACTTCGAACGGAATTCCTTGGAGAAGGATCTGGTATCCAGCTCAACCACATGTGGCTTGGTCATTTGAGTGACCTCATCATCTTATCCGTTCGAAGGAACTGGATAGCAGCGTATAGGTCTGCCACTCTCTCCTTGACCTCTTCGATGTCGACCGTGTGTCCCATGCTGAGGTCGAGGTGAAGTGTCTCGACGTCCTGCAAGACAGCGTCGACGGCTTCCAGGTCTGTGTTTGCCAGCGTCATACGACAGTCTCTGCTTCCGCGGCTTCCTTAGTTTGCTCCGTCACGTATGAGTTTACAGTGCTCTCTGGTAGCAGTAGCGCCGCAGCCTCTTCTACCTTCTTGAGCGGTTCACGAAGGCCCTGGAGCTTGCCCTTCAGTAGATCATAGGTTCCAGAGGTGATGACCCCGTCGAGCAGCTCCTGCACGTAGGTGGGAATCGTCTCCTTTGCGGAGTACATCCCCACAGATACCAGCACAGCGCTGATGAGGGGGAGGTGACCTCGGCCCTTCTCTACTGCTCTAGCAGCACGAATCCAGTCTGCCTTCTCTGCCCCCGCCGCTAGTAGGTCTACCGCCAGGTGACCGAACTGGTTGGAGGCTGCCAACCTCAACCCCTTTACAGCAGGGCTCAGCTCCTCCGCGTCGTATTCGTCTTCTGCGTCGTACTCATCTTCCGCGTCGTACTCGTCGTCCATGGGGTACTCATCTTCCGCGTCGTACTCGTCGTCCATGGGGTACTCATCTTCCGCGTCGTACT